AGTTGTTCGCTCTTGGTCTCGTGAGCTTGCAAAATCGGCACGTACAATGATGGAGGTTTTAAACTTGGCTTTAACTGGTAAAAAGAAAAATATTTTACTTGTTTCGGCAAGTTATAACGATGCAGAGCGTTTGCTTTTGCCATATAAAACCATACTGGAGTGCAATAATAGAATCATAAACGACTACGGAACACAGGAGAGCATTAGCAACTGGGAAGCGGGCGAGTTTATAACTCGTAAAGGTGTATCGTTTAGAGCCATTGGTGCGGGGCAATCTCCTCGTGGTACTCGAAACGATGCTTCCAGACCTGATGTTATTTTGATTGATGATATTGATACCGATATTGATTGCCGTAATCCTGAAACCATTCAGAAGAAATACGAGTGGATTGAACAGGCATTAATACCAACACGTTCTATCTCTGTGCCTTTGCTTATTATAGCCTGTGGTAACATTATCGCAAAGTATTGTTGTATAACCGAAATGGGTAAAAAGGCAGACACTTGGGAAGTCGTAAACATTAGAGATAAGCACGGGAAATCGACATGGCCAACTAAGAACACGGAGGAAATGATTGACCGAGCGTTGAAACCAATTTCTACCAGTTCACAACAAAAAGAGTACTACAACAACCCGATTAGAATTGGTAAAATATTCAAAAAGGCTATTTATGCTAAATGTCCTCCACTCAAAAGTTGTGAGCATGTTCTTGTTTATTCCGACCCCGCAACCTCTAATAAAGATAAAAGTGCAAGTTCAAGAAAAGCCGTTGGAGTTATTGGGTTTAAAAACAACAACTTCTATTTATACAAGGTATGGCTTGATGGAATGAATCAAAGCCAATTTGTAACTAATCTTTATGCGGCATCTGATTACGTAAAGGAAAAAGGGGTTGACGTTTTCAAAATTTGGATAGAGAATAACTCTTTGCAAGACCCTTTTTGGGAGCAAGTAATTAAGCCATTGATTAAGGCGACTGGAAAGCAACTCGGAAAGACTGTTTTGTATATGTCATTAGACAAACGAGCCAAGGGCGATAAGTTTATGAGGATTGAGGGAACGCTGGAACCAATATACAAACAAGGTGCATTGTTCTTTAATGAAGATGAAAAAAAGAACCCGCACATGGAACGTATGGAAGAGGAATTTTTAGGAGTTGATCCAAACTCTAAAATGATGGACGGACCCGATATGTTAGAAGGCGGTGTTTGGATAATCAAAAACCTTTCTTCAAAAGAGGGAGCTCAATACTTTGTCGGGCATATTAGTAACCGTAAATATTAAACCATGTTTATAGCAAAAGAAGACTTAGGTAACGTTATCTACGATTACCAATTAGACCAAATAACAGAGGGCGACGACGATATTGTGGCGCAAGGAATTGCGGCTGCTATTGAAGAGGCTAAAAGTTATTTAACACCAAATCCCGAAGACAAAAAGTGGTTGGATGGGCGTTTGCTTTATGATGTTGAGGCAATTTTTGGAGCTACTGGATTAGACCGTAACTCCTTAATTCTACAGCATTGTTGCACGTTAGCAAAATGGCACATTGCAGAGCTTTGCAATGCCGACTTTATTTATGAAAAGGCAAAGGAACGCTACGACAGAGCCATTGCGTGGTTCACTAAAATAGCAAACGGAACAATAAACCTTTCTTCGCTTCCACAATTAGTAAGAAACGAGGACACGGTTGGAGACAAACAACCTTTTGAATTTGGATCAAGAGCAAAATTTAATCACGATTATTAATGGGAGCAATTACAAATTTTATCAATAATACTTTCTTGAAAAAAGATAGTAGTGCCAATTTAGCGGCAAATACAAATCCAGTTCCAAAGGGGACGGGTAAAAACTATGTTTCTGGAATTGTACCGAAAACAATTACACAAACTCGAAAAGATATTAAAGAGTGGTTGTCTGCTCAACAATTAGCAACTGCAGAAAACGCCAAACGTTATCCGTTGTATAATTTGTATGCGGAAATTCAAAAGGATTTACACCTACGCTCGCAAATTAACAACCGTATGTTAAAGTCGCTTTCTAGAGCCTTTGTAATTAAAGACAAAAACGAAAAGATTGACCAGGAACTTACCGACCTTTTGAACAATCAAAATTGGGTGTATGGAATCAACAAAGCTATTTTAGAAACCGTTTACAACGGACACTCATTAGTTGAACTAAACTATGAAAATGAAAAGCTTACTACTACATTAATTCCACGTCAAAACGTTGACCCAGTAAATGGCTTGATATTCTTTGATTATACTGATGATGGTAAAAAAGTAGAGTATCGAAAACAAAAGGAATACGGCTCTTGGTTAATGGAGTTTGGAGATAATAAAGACTTAGGACTTTTGAACGGATGCGTGCCACACGTTTTATTCAAAAGATTTGCTCAAAGTAACTGGAGTGAACTAGCCGAAATTTACGGAATTCCGCCTCGTGTAATGAAAACGAATACACAGGATAGAACTATGGTAAACCGAGCTAAACAAATGATGACCGACATGGGTTCTGCCGCTTGGTTCATTATTGACGACTCGGAAAGTTTTGAGTTTGCAAAAGGCGTTACGACAAACGGAGATGTTTACAAAAACTTAATTACGCTTTGTAATAATGAAATGTCTATGGGTATTTCAGGAGCTGTTGTGGGTCAAGATACCGCCAACGGTTCCAATGCAAAAGAAACGACGAGTATTTCAATTGTTCAAGATTTAGTTGATAGTGATTTAACACTATTGGAGCAACACTGGAACACAACGGTTATTCCTGGTCTTGTACTTTTAGGAATTATTCCTGAAGGCGTAAGTTTTGGTTTTGATCCAACAGAAGATTTAACGGAGCTTTGGAAAATGACAACCGAAGCGGCTGCATTTTTAGAGATAGACCCAAATTGGGTAAAGACTAAATTTGGAATTGAAGTGGTAGGAGCTAAGAAAACAGACCCGTCAAAACTTTCATTAAATATCCCTGAAAGTTTTTTCGACTAAGCCCTGAATATTTCGGGGCATTACACAAACGATTAAATTACTTATACGATTGTGATTGCAACGACTGTAAAGCAGAAAAAAAGCGTTTAAATCTTTCTTTAAACGATACGTTTAAACGCTTTTTAAACACTTCGTTAAAGGCTTTTAAACAGTTACACAAGAACAAAGGCTACAAACCTGAAGACCTGAAAAAAGAAAAAGCATACCAAAACCTAATCAAGGGAACGTATGATATTTTAAATTTAGGAATCAAGGACAATGATATGCCCGAGCAAATGCAAAAGGCTTTACAAAGCGATGCTTTTTTGTTTGGAAGTTTAAAAGCCAATGCGCAACTTTTTGAAGCTTCGCAGTTGTTGTTAAATGAAGACGGAACAATTAAGCCGTACAAAGAATTGGCGGGCGAGTTCGACAGATTAAACGTGTTGTACAATCAAACGTACTTGGAGTCAGAATACCAGTTTGCAATTAACTCGTCGGAAATGGCTGCCAAATGGTCTGAGTTAGGAAGCTCCAACCGTTATATGTTACAATATAGAACTGCTGATGATACTCGTGTTAGAGACACACACAAATCTCTTCATAACGTTACATTACCGAAAGAAGATCCGTTTTGGAATAGCTTCTATCCTCCGAATGGTTGGCGTTGTCGTTGCACAGTGGTTGAGGTTCTAAAAGATAAGTACGAAGCGAGCGAATCGGACAAATCAATTAAAGCGGGAGAGAAAGCCACAACAGAAATAGGAAAGGACGGAAAGAACCGACTTGAAATTTTCAGATTTAATCCTGGTAAAGAACAGAAGTTAATGCCGCCAAAACATCCATACAACAAAGTGGCTGGTGCAAACAATGTTAAGACAGATGATGCCAAAATTGAAAGAAAAAACAAAGATTTAGAAATTAAAAATTGGGCTAAAGAGAATATTCCAGAAACGGGAAAATTTATAAAAGCTAATAATTTAAAAACTAAGGAGATTTATTTTTCTAGAGGGGCAATTAAAAGCATAGGCGACCATTTTACGAATGTGGAACTTAAAGAAGTTGCAAAACACGTTTTAAAGAATATTAAAAAGTGTAATTATTTAGAGTCTGCGCCATTAGATAAATCAAAACCGAACTATGATAAAAAAATAGCTTCTGGTGTTACACAATATCATTATTATGAGTTTGAATGGAACGGTAAAAAATTCAGATTAAATACTGAAGATATAGGTGGAAAGTTTGAAAAACCTTATGCAGTCAACATTATTATAAAAAAATAGAGCTCAAAAAACACTCAATCAGGTATCAATCCTAACATTGTTTTTCAAACTCTACTTTGCAAATATACAAAAAAAATGAATCCTAAAGACTTTAATAAGAATATTTTATCTGACGTAAGAGTTGATTTAACGGAAGAGTTTGACCGAAATTTTGAGCGTAAAGGATTTTTTACCAACAAATGGCGTGGTACAAATTTACCCAATAGGCGTGGTTCTTTAATGATGCGAACAGGAAACCTCAGACGCTCTATTAGAAGTAAGCAAAGTTCAAACGAAATTACCTGGTCTAGTTCTTTGCCTTATGCTTCGATAAATAACGAAGGCGGAGAAATAGTGGTAACCGATAAAATGAAACGCTTTTTTTGGGCTATGTATTACAAAGCTTCAGGAGCGGCAAAAGGAAAAGGCGAACGTGCGCAACGTTTGTCCGCTGAGGCGCAACAATGGAAAAACTTAGCACTTCAGAAAGTTGGTGCTAAAATGAAAATAGAGAAAAGGCAGTTTATTGGAGACCACCCAATTGTAAGACAACGTATTGAGGATATTGTTGACAAAAACATAAAAGAGTTACAAGAACACATTTATAACCAATTAAAAAAATAATGCAAGATATTATACAATCTATTCAGGATAAAATTGCTGAAGTGTCGGCGCTTAAATATGTAGACGAGGATTGGGGACAATTAGATGACTACAGTCCAAACCCGCCCGCACAATTTCCTTGTGCGCTGATTGATATTGCTAGCTTAGTTTTTGAAAACATAGGTCGTGATAATAGTGCTACTCCAATAAACAGACAAACTGCCGTTGGAGCTATAACCATTACAATTGCGAACCTCAAATTATCAAACACTAGTAAGAGAGCACCGCAAGGTCAAAAGGATAATGCGTGGTCAGTTTTTGGGATTTTAGACGATGTTCATAAAAAGGTACACGGTTGGAAGCCTACAGGAACCACAGGCGCACTTATGAGAAAAAGTCATAAAAGGGTACGTCGTGACGATGGCATACAGGAGTATCAAATTGTTTACGAGATAAGCTCGGCAAATATTTAGTCGGGGAATAGTCTAACTTGTGCTTTTTGAACGGCAAGTTGTTTGATTTCCATTTCTTCCAGAACTTTAAGTTCCTTGTTTATAGGAGTGCAAAGAATTTCGTATAATGTAGTGCGAGAAATGGGATAAACTGGATAAATGTACTCGCTAAGAATTTTAGTCGTAGGTACATGCGGATGATCCTTAACCAACTGCTGATACAATTCTTTAATATTCTTGTATCGGAGTAGCTTATTCTTTTGAATACCAATTGCTCTATTATTGTTTCCTACTGACATATAGCAAAAGTAAGAAAATATTTTACACAAAAAAACCCGACTGATTACGTCGGGTTTTTTGTTAGTATGATTTTAAAATACTGTGGGTTTCTTCATTCTTCACAATCTTATACTTTAGGTCTTTATTAACTCGGTATTGAGTGTCTGAAGTTGTAAATGTTGCGTTCCAGAAAGGTCTTACATTTTCCTCTTTACTGGTTACATCGTAAAAAGTATATCCGTTTTCTGTAGCTTTCCAAACTACCAAAAGACACATTGCTTTTTCTTCTGGAGTGAACTCTTTCTTTTCCTCTTCGGTCATTGATGCGGGAGTATAAACAACAACTTTAAATTTGTCCTCACGTAAAGTTCTGTCAGTTACTTTGTAAAAGCTAAATTTATCCGCTGTAAGACTTGAAATTTTGTCGGAGGTAGCCTTTATCTCTTCAATAGTGTTGGATTGAACCATTGCATTTATGGTTATGTTATCCTGTGCAAATGCTCCAAAATTAAGAAGCAATAATAGTGAAAATAGTTTTTTCATGGCTTATCTTTCTGTAACGTCAATATTCATTACTACCCAGTTTTCTACGTTTGAGGGATCTTCTCCAAGCCATTTTACTTCTAATGTTACATTTTGTGAAATTGACCCACCAAAACTATTAGTAGAATTTACTGTTTCTGTGTATAAATATGCTCCTTTACCTAAGTCCTTAATTGTTTCATTCTGATGAAATCTAGCATCTAATGGGTTTTTTAGCCTTTCAAGTATTGCAGCTCTTGCCGCTTCTTTTGCATCCGATTCATCTGGAGTTGAACTTCCACAGCTGAATAATGCTAATAAACTGAATAATAAAAATGTTTTTTTCATGGGCGTTTTATTTAAGTGTTAATCTAAAAATTGCTATTAATTGAATTATTAAAATGATTATTAAAATTACTTTTATTACTCTATATGTTTTTTCTACAGGTTTTAATTTTACATAAACATACTCCTTTTCATTATCTTTATATTTCATACTTGAAATACCTTTTATTTCTTTTCCATCAATTGTAACTTTTAAATCATCAATATTATGGGTTTGTTCGATTTTCTCGTTCATCTTTTTGACTTTTTACAAATATATTAAATTTCTAATAACTCTTTAATTACTTTTCCAACATACGGTCTAGGATGATATACTGATTCGTATTGCTCGTATCCAACGTTTTTAGCAATTTGAACTTCTTGTTTAACTTTATCCATCATTGCTTTACGCCTGTAGATGCTTTGCGTTACCTTTTCTAACTCTTGAAACGCTTTTGTTTCTTCTATTTGTTGCGATGTTATCATTTGTGTAATTTATTAAATGCTCTGCGTACCACGTATGAGCGAGTGAATGAAATAATAAAGAATATCAAGGTTATTTGAATATTCGTGCTGTGGCTTATTTTTATGCCGTATAGTGGAAATACTAATAGCTGTACTAGGTAACTTACCACTAAGCCAATTATAGTGTTGGCAACGCTTTCTAAAATGCTGTGTTTTTTACTTTGTTTTGTCATTTGGTTTTTCGTATTTATTCTTTTCTAAATATTCTATTAACTTTTCACATTTTACTGAGTATAAAATACTTTTGCCGTCGTGAATACACCACTCTTGATATCCTAAATCAAAAAAGTATTCGTTTCCTTCAGAATCTTTTGAGTAAAAACTCTTGGTTACTTTGATTGAATTATTTAATTTTTGCGCCATAATATCTCAATGTATTATATAATCTTTGTTTTTCAGGGCTTAACCTTATAACTCCGTACTTTGTATTTATAACCGCCGTTACGATACTAGGTGTCTTCTGGAATCTCTTTTTTGGTTTTAGGTTCATTTTTAAATCCTGTTATTACAACCCCGTTGATTCGGTTCTGGAAGCGTTGGGATTGGATTAATAAATCAATTTCTTTTAGTTCGTTATCAGAGCAGTTGTCCAGGAACTGCTCTGGTGTAATTTCAATGTGCATTACTTTGGTTACTTGTGGCATGTCTATTGTACTTTGTTATAATCGTCCTCAAAATATCTGCGGTTTATGAATGTGGATAAATGAGCCTTTGCAATTTGTTTCCGCTGCAGGTATTTGTTGTATCCTGGTATCGATGTGAAGCACTTTATTACTTCATGTTCTTTTAGCTTTTTAAATGACTTCTCAGCGTCAAAACGTTTTACTTTATAGTCGTATAGGTTCCAGAGTGCCTCAAAGGTTATAACGGCGGGTGATGTGGTTAATTCAAAATGCTTTTTATACTTATCTAACTTAATCCAGTTTTTTTTGATTATTTCTTCAGTTGCTGGAAAGTTGCTACTAAATAACCACTGCATTTGTTCTCCGTTTAGCTCTCCGTCCACAATTTCAAAAACCTTTAAATTACCGTTTAAGTCGTATTTAAACAAGAACTCAAGACCTATTGTTTTGCCTTTTGCTCTGTATGTGGTTAGTAGTTCCATTACGCTAGCTTTTGGTTTAACTGTGCGATTAATTTTATTGAAAGGTTCTTTTTAAAGGCGTCGGTTTCTACTCCTGAAACTCCTACCATGTATTGCTCCAATGCCGTTGCTTCGTGGTATTTTAAAGTAAGGTCATGTTTCTTTTTGTTGTCGAACAGTTCCACAGAGCGTGAAAGCTTTGCTGCCTTTGGAACTACTTTATCAACAACGTCCAACATTATTGAGAAGGATATGTGTTTGTCTTTTGTTAGTTCCTGAGGTCTTAGGCTGGTTAAAGGTTTTAATTTCTCCTCTAAATACATCATCTCGTGAGATGATACTTTCAATTTTACTTTCATTTAGTTTGCTTTTTTTGGTGTCAAAATATTCCTGTACTTGTGTTTGAAGTTGTGAGAGTGTCATCGTGTGGATGCGCTTAATCTCGTCGTTTATTCTTAGCATTTCCTCCATTAACTTTGGTTTGTTTTCTGAAGGACAAAAGGGCAAATAATCTTCGTATGATTTATATTGCTCTAGTAGTCGGTTACGTTTGGTTATGTTGTTCATTATTTTTAGAGTTTCGCTTTTTTATTTGGTTATCTTTTAAAACTAAAAATAGTAGCGTTGATTTTGCAAATAAAATAAGGCTTAAATAATGCATTGTACATATAATTTGAAGCATTACTGCGGCAATAAACATTAATGTTGCTATTGTTATAATTAAGGTTCTCATTTTACATTATTTTTATTAGTGTTTCAATATCGGAAAGTGTGATAATTTTACCTTGCAACTGCTCTCCGTTAAACTCCACGTAGGCGTGAGTTACTTTTTTATTGTTGTCAAACTCGTATGTAATTATTAACGAGCTGTGGTTTTTTTCAAGTTGCCACCATCTGTAATATCCGTTGTTGTCTAACTTATCGCCTTTGAGTTCTTTAAAGCCTAACTCTACGATTTTCATAATTGATAAAAGGTGCATTTTCATACTCAATCTGTTTTAGGATGATTATAGGTTTCTAATGGGCAATTGTCTGGTATTTTATGCTCAAAATTTCTAACATCTTCAGATTCTGTTGAATCTATTACGAAAGGGTGTTTAGCTGGAAATTCACAAATTAAAAAATTAGGTTTTGATCCGTTTAATCTATATGCTTTTGTACAGAATCTGCAATCTGTGCATAATTCTATTAAATTTTCAATTTTTATCATCTGCAATCTGTTTTTGGTTCTGTTAGTGGTTGGTTACAATCGGCGCACACTTCAATTGTGGTTTCGCAAGTGGCGGAGGAATCTAAAACCTGAGTTAATCGGTTTGGATGTTTGCACACTTCGGTAATTTTATAGGAAGTTGCCTTTGTAAAAAGTTCCTTTGCATTGCACCATTTTTTGCAGTCGTTTGGATCTGTACAATTGCACTTGTTGTCATCTTCAGGATTAATACTTTCAGCATATATACAGCCTAAAAAAAAAGTAAAAGCCCCAAAAATTGAAATTGAAACTAATATTGTAAAAAAATAATTCATACTACTTATATACTGATTTAACAATCCCTTTAAATGCTCTGATAATCTTTTCTAGCTCTTCTGGCTCCATACTCTTTAAAGGCTTTTTAACTGGCGATTTATTGCTTTTTAAAAAGGCATCTAAACGGTCTAAGTCTGGAACCTCTCCGTGTCGGTCGTGTGGCTTTACCCATTGCGCTTGTCTCATTAATGAAAGAACTGTTCTGTGCTTTGGGTTCTTATTGTCGAAAATCGCCCAGTTTTCTGCCTTGTGTGGCTTTTGTCCTATCTGAATGAGTATTTTATTAGCCTCTTCAAAATTTAGGTCGTTTGTTGATGTTTTTTTGACATCTTTTGTTGTCCATTGCACAAACTCCTCTTTGATGTCCTTGTTTGCCGTATTTATGGCAATGGCTCGCTTTTGTTCTTTAGTTGCGTTCATAAGCCTCTATTATTTGAAAGGTTAAAAAGTAAAAGCCGTTAATCATGTAACCATTTTTAGTATATAAATCAGTAAATGAAATAATCAAAGGTTGACAGCGTTTGTATTTTTCGTTTAGTTCAAGTGTTTTATTTATTATTTCATACTGGAGTTTCTTAAAATCTTTTGCCTTTACTAAAGTTCCCTGAAGGCTTTTTAAGTAAGCCATAAATTCCTCTTGGAGTTTGTTTTTTGTTTGGGTGGCGTGCCCAGTGTAAACAAAGTAATGCGTTGCGTTCATGGTTGTTTGTTTTTAAACGGCGGAGTGTTGCGGTTCCCAATTTTTATGATGTTTGTTTTTTTATCATTTGCAAGATCCGCCGTTGGTTGTTAATAATAATTTTCTACCTGTGTAATTTTTTCAATTTTATGTTTTAAAAATCCGTATTCAATATGTGGCGGTTTATGAATTGGACAAAACTCGCCAACGGCAACCTCAGGAGCCTTAATTGGAATATAACCTCCTTTCCAAATTTCTTTTTGAAATGGTTTAGCGTCTATAATTACGCCTATATGGTCGGTAACTAATTCTAAAAAGTCCTGACCGTTATCCTCTAATTTAATTATTGTAAACATTGTTGTTTGATTTTAAAATTTTGTTCCTGTAGCGGGATTCGAACCCGCATCTGTACATTTACCCATAACAGTTTAAGTAGTACCACCTATGTTAGTGCTCAGTCCGTTTTTGATTACAGGAGACCAATTAACCTACTAAACTATTTTTCGCCGTAGAATCTTTGATTAGCTTCTATGCTCTTGTTATGCTTTCTGAAGGTTACAAATTCCTCTTCGGTTAACTCTTCACGTGTAATCCAATTTTCGTTGGTGTCTTTGTAGACGTTCTTTCCGTTTACTTCGTACTCTTCGCCCTTTCTGATTTCTCTAATTTCTACTGCCATCTTCTTTATCTTCTTTACTGAAAAAATCAAACTTATAACCCTCTGCAAAATCAACACTTGAAATATTCAAAGGAATTGGTGTCTTTTTACCCTCTTCTATTAGGCAAGCCTCAATATACCAGGATGAGCGAACAGGTTTAAATGCTTTTGATATGATTTCCACTCCATCTGAGAACTCCTCATTGTTAAACTTGGACGTTAACTTTTGAAGCTCCAGTACTCGGTTACTTTTTAGGTTACCGTTAACATCTTTTTTTAGTAGACTAAAAATTGTTTCTACAAGTGCCGCCGTTTCTTTGTCTTTTGCTAATGATGTGATAAAGTTTTTTACTTTTTCAACTCCAGCGTGTGCGGTGTCGTCCCATCCGTCATTGATTCGATACCCGATTGTAATTTCTGAAGTATCAGTTGAGAAAGTATGCGAGCGTTGTTTCTCCTTTAATCCGTACACTTCATTTTTTAGGGAAAGAATGTCCTCAAAGAATTCAAAGGTTTCCTTTTTGGCAACCGATAGAATTTCGGAAGCGTGGCAAAGTCTAAAAATTGCCTTTGGAACTGTCTCTGAAACTAAGGCTTTGTATGCTTCACGTTGTTCGTTTTTGTGGTTTTTCTTTTTTGCCAATGCGTCTTGTAATTCTTGCTCTGATAATTGGCTTAAGTCGATTTTCTTTTCTAATGTTTCTGTACTCATTTCTTTTAAAATTATTGGATCTATTACTTCTATTTGATTAACTAACATTTTATTCGCTTTAATATGGTTTCTATTTCGGGAGGAACTTTGTACTGGAAGACTTCTGTTAATGGCTTTTCTTGTTGCAGATACTTTTTAATATCTAAAAGCGATGCCATTTCCTGATTGATGCAAATGCGTTGTCCTACAGTGAATATGGTTTTACGCATATCGGTGTCCAATCTTAGCGCCTCTTGTAATTCGTTTACTCTTTGGTTAATTTCCTCTAAATTCATCTGTAGGCTGGGTATTTAGTTGTTCTTTTAATTTTCTAAGGTCTTGCTCCACTATTGTTCTATTAGGGTGCGAGTGGTTAAACTGAAGCCATTGTTCTAGCTCGCTTATTTTATTTTTAATTTGCTGGTGTGTCATTTAATTGCAGTTTAAGTGGTTAAAAACTGGAATACCTTTTGCTCTAATGCTGGAAGATGTTTTTCCTTTTAACTCCTGAAGCAAAGCCGACGGCTTAATGCTAAAAAGTCGGTAGGTTAAATCTCTGTAAAACGTTCTAAAGTCGCTTTGTGTTATGGTGTTGCTCTCAACGTATCGGTCAGTATTTTGATGGAATTCTGCCTCTATTTTAGAAAGCTCCACTAGAAACCAATTGTTAACCTTTGAAGAGGCTAAAACCTCTTGATATTCTCTAATGTTTAGCGTTACGCTTTCACACCATCTAGAGTAAATTCCAAACACCATTTGTTCGTATTCGGATTGTGTAAAATTTAATTTTTCGGTTGTTGTCATGACGTTGTTATTGTTTTAAATTAAAGTCATATTGTGCGGCACCTTCTGCCCAAATTATGTATGGTTCTTTATCTCCTCCAAGTCGACTTAAACACATCGCCTTGTAACCTTCTACTCGTATTTTGATGTCGGCATCATATTTTACGAAGTTTGCCAATGCTCCCTTTGGATTTTTTCCATCAGCGTGGCTGATGAAAATGAATAGCTTGTTTGGGAACTCTTCTTTTAAACTCTGATATTCTTTTTTTGTCATTCCAGTGTACTGGATGGAGTCAATAAAAATTATATCAGGTGATTTCTTTTTGCGTAGCCTTTCTTTTAAGTTGTCAATGCCTTCTCGATTTCCAATTATGAACTTTCTGGCTACCTCTTTCATGTTGTTATTTATAACTGCCGTTTGAAATGACTTTCGAGCTCCCTCCTCCAGTGTATTGTAAAATACTTTTCCTGACATTGTTAGCTCTTTAGCCAGTTGAAGCGAAAAGGCTGTTTTTCCGTTAAAGGATTCGCCCCACACTATCCATACTCCTGAGCATTCGGGGCTTCCCAATAACTTGCCAAAAAAAGGCGACAATTGTAATTCTTTGAACTTCATTTTTTCGATTTCGTCAACCGATATGGCTCTTTTAATCTTGCTCATTTACCTTTCGATTTTTGTAGGCGTGAATAGAACGTTTAACTCTTCTTAAATCTCCATCGCACTCGTTAAAAATTCGTTTGATTTCTTTTGTATCGTCCACTCCGTTTGCCATACATATTTGCGCAACGTCTGTGGCGTCAACTCCTCTTAATTCGATGAACTTTCGACCTATACGTGAGTTAATTTCTTTATAACCTTTTCGGTTTAACTTGATGCCTTTTTGGATTCGTTTAGATAAATGATCCGTTGCACAAAGAATGATTCCGCAGTGGTCTTCTAATCGGTTGTAAAGTGTGATAAAGAAGTAAAGCACTGTATCTGGTAATTTGTCCGCCTCGTCTAAAATAATAAGCGGATTTTCAGAAGATTTTAATTTCTTAACAATTTCATTCATCATCTCGGCAACGGTGTAACCCGTGTAATCAACACCCATAGACGTTAATAATTGCACCAAGAACTCTTTGCGGTTCCAGTACTCCGCACAGCTCAATAAATAGGCGTTTTTGTGGTCTTGTATGTAAAGGTCAAAGGACTTAGACTTCCCAGAACCAGCATCGCCAGTCATTGCAAAAACGTTGGCGTTTTCTTGAGCATCTGTTAAAAGCTTCGTGATAAGTTTGTAGTCTGTAGTTTCAACAAAAGACCAAGTTTTTGCACTGGCACCAATTTGGCTTGCAATATTTCTCCACATTGCCTCAGAGATGTTGTCCCAGTTATCGTTCATAATTTGTGAAAGCAATGCAGATGAAACTCCAGCTAAAGAGTTTGCCGCTTTGTTTTGACTTCCTTTCTGTGCGATGAAAGTTCTAAGACTTTCCTGAACTTGCTTTTTAAAATCTGTTGTCATACTTTTGTTTTAGTTTAGTTATTAATTCGGACTGCAATCCGTGTTTTTACATAATGTTATAGATGTCAATCTCACCGTTTTCGTCTAGTAAAACCGCTTCGCTTACTTTCTTTTGATAGGTACCGATTGCGGTTTTTTTATTTTTAGCTCTTGAGCTTTCAATTCCTGCAAGTGCTGGCTCATTCAATCCGTAGTCTGCATTTCGTCTGCCTTCTTGCTCTAGAATTTCTTCTACTTTATCTCGGTTAGCTATTCTAATTTCTTTTAGCTTATCGCCAACTGTTTTAAAGTAACCCGCTTCAAAATCTTCCTGTTCTTGTTTAGCTCTATGTAGCACAACTTTGGTTTCGGCTTCTTTAACCAGTCTTAAACCTAGTGGCGTTTTTTCGTAAAGCATAATCAAACTCATGTCGTCTGGGTCAAACTTGATAGTGAACTTTTTATTGATGTTTTCATTTAACCACTCTAAGTCTGGAGTTCTATCTCCGTTGTACACCATATAGTCAAATTGTACATTTTTCTCTTTAATCGTGATACCTCCAGATGTACAGGTAACTTGTTTTTCTCTTTCAATCCAAAAGAAGTCTACCATTTGAAGTGGCGATACTTGAGGAGTGTCAGGATTTTCAGAGTTGTAGTACATTTCCAATCTTGATACTCCCGTTTTTGGATGTGGTGCCGAGTTCCATTGCTCACGACACTTTGTATAAATTGACATTATTTCACTTAGCGTTGGTAAGTTGTGAATGTTGGCTCCAATCATTTCCGAGTTTTGACGGCTCGAAACTTTTTTCGCTGTAATGTTTTGTCCAGTAAAGAACCAGTACTGCGCTAAGTATTGCTGTTGGAATCTACCAAATGCGCTTTCAATTGTTTTCGACTTACCGTTATATGGTTGCGTTTTGATTGCTAAATGTGAAATCTTATTCAAGAAATTACCACTTTCTAATTTTTTGTGTCCGCCCTGGTTATCAAATGAAATTTGGTAAGGTTTAACTCCCGCCGTTTTCATTGCCATTTTATAGGCGTGGTATTGTGCTTGATAATCTTCTGTTTTTGAAATATGGTAACCCAAGAAAACCTCAGAGTAAGCGTCCATAACTTCATACACTTGCATTGTAGCCGTTTTGCCGTTTTCGTCTTGGTAGTAGAAGTTTAGTTTTGTCCCATCTGAATACCAAAGTGAATCTCTCATTGATGGAAGAGCCGTTTTGTGGTGATATGTAAACTTTTCTTTTGCTTTTAGCTCTCCGTAACGGTAACCATACCATAAATATTCTAAAGGCGATAAGTAATTGATCAGTGACTGTTCTGTTTTCAGTTCCTTCCATCCACGCTCTTGTGCCTCTTGGTTATACTCACGTAGTAATTGATTGAAGCTCGTACACTTTTGAACTCTGTCGCACCAACGTGCAAAAATCCAACGACCTGCCTCTTCATTAATTTTCTCTGCGTTTTTAGAACAGAAATTTTTATGTATTAAAACTGTATAACCATCGTTTAAATACTGATTAAGCTTGTCTTTAAGTCTTCTGCGGTTAGTTGGTAACGTGTGGGGATAAGTATGCTTTGGAAGTTCAGAAACAACCTCTGCAATTTTTTGCCAAACGTTTAATTTTGCTCCAGCTAATGCCTTACGTTGCATTGCTTTGTTTTGATAAATAGTGTTGATTGCGTTTAAAATGTTCGAATTAGTGCAATACTCTTTGATATTCTTTTCAGGAAGTGCCTCGCCAGAATCTAATGTGTAATTTTTAAAGAACTCGTAGGCTTTTTGGTCTTGCTCGATATAATCAATAAATGAAATCGTGGTAACCTTTGCGTAAGGGTCGCCCGCTATTTCAATTACTTTATTTTTTATATCTGTTCTCATTGTGTTAAATTCGATTAATGCTTTTCTTCCGTTTCCGCCTGTTTGTAGTTTTATGATGTGACCTCTTGAACATAGTTGCTTATAATTTGGCTCGCTGACTATTCCAGAGGATGTAAGCCAACTGGCTTGCACACATAAAACTCTATTTTCAAAATATTCAAACATGGTTTAGTCTTTTTGTTCTAAAATTTCCAACATTTTCTTTGCGTCTTCAACTATTGCCTTAGCTATGTCAGTATTTTGCTCTCTTTCACCTTTTAAAACAAGTCTTACATAAGCGTCTGTGCATTGATGCTTAGAGGCTAATGCTGATTTATTTATTAATTTTCTTTGCGATGATGTAAATTCTGTCATAATATTTAGTAGCTTTGTTTTGAAATCTGAAACAAATATCGAAAGTTCTTTCGAATTAAAAAAATAAATTCGAATCTTTTTTCGAATCTTTTTTCGAATTCATTTCTAATTGCCTATTTATGAGCAGTATAAACGAGAAAATAAACCACATAGCCGAAGTGTATTACAAAGACAACAACTCTTTGTTTGCAAAAGCTATGGGTACAAGTGAGGCAAACATTAGAAATTACAGGAAATCGACTGCGCCAAAATTGGATTTTATAATAAAGTTACGAGATGAACTCGAAATAAGTTTCGATTATTTATTGCAAGATCAACAAAAGGTCAACAACATACTTGCAGAACCAAAATCTACATACACTTTAAAAACAGATACTACAATTGATAACCAGAAAGTTCCTCTATATGATATTGAAGCCACCGCTGGAGTTGTTGGATTGTTTAAGAATGATAAAAAAGCCAATACAAAACCTGTAGACTTTATTTCAATACCAAACCTACCCAAATGTGATGGCGCTATTTATGTAACTGGAGATAGTATGTATCCATTATTGAAGAGTGGAGATATTATAATGTATAAAGAATTGAATAATAGTATTGAAAGTATTTTCTTTGGAGAAATGTATTTAATATCTATTGATCTGGACGGAGATGAATACATTACTGTTAAATGGATACATAAATCAGAGAAGGGAGAGGAGTATATTAAAATTGTTTCACAGAACTCACACCACCAGCCAAAAGATGTTCATTTAAAATCAATAAAGGCACTTGCGCTAATCAAAGCATCTATTAGAATTAACTCAATGAGCTGATTTTTTATATAAAATTTTACAAAATAACACTTAAACCGCTGATAATTAGCGGTTTTTATTATTTTTATATACTTTAATAAAGGTAATAAGTATTACTTTAAAAGCATTTTTTAATACTTTAAAGGTGTTTTTTTGGAATAAATATCTTTTAAAAGATATTTTTTTTTATTGTTTTGTAACCCCAACTGTAACCCCAACTGTAACTGCAAATCAAAAATTTAATAAAATGAATTGTTTTTAATCTTATTTGAATGCTACCTTTTAAAAGCTAATTAAATAGTGGTTAATTGGTTTTTAAACAGTAAAAAAATAGCCTTATTTATCAATAAAATAAGGCTTTTTTGTATGTTTGTACTGTAGAGTAGTAGTAAAGCGTTTAAAAGCGTTTAAAATGCTTTTGTGAATGGAACTAAAATAGTAGTAGATAGAGTACTAATGCACGTTTTATTTTATTGCACATTTCGACCTTTTTTGGTCTGATAGTCTTATTTTATTGGACTTTTCGACCTTTTTTATATTATTTAATTATGTACAATTTATTTTATAGCCCTTAGATATACGAAATTGATATCAAGTGGTTTTATACACTCGTGTTCAAATTCATTAAATATTTTTTTGGTGTAGTACCGAATTTCTTTTTAAAAGCTGCAATAAAATGACTTCCTGTGCTG